CCTAAAAAAAAATGTCTAGAAATCGTAATTTCTGCTTTACGTGGAATAATTATGATGAATCATCTAAACTGTATCTGTCTCAGATCAGCTGCAAATATGTTGCTTACTGTGAAGAAACTGCTCCTACAACAGGCACTAAACACTTACAAGGGTATATTTCATTTAATAACCCTAAAACTATAATTCAAGCTCGCAGTTTCTTGCCTGGTTGTCATGTGGAGACTATGTTAGGATCTATTGCTCAAAATGAAGATTATTGCTCTAAAGCTGGAGAATTGGTTGAACGTGGTGAGAAACCCATTAGTAATGACAACAAGGGTAGAGCGGAAAAACTGAGATGGCAGAATGCTCGTTCTTTAGCCAAAGAAGGAAAACTTGATGATATTGATGCCGACATCTTTATTCGATGCTACTCTACCCTCAAGCGAATTAAATCAGATTACGCTGCAAAACCTGAAGCTCTTGACCCCATTTGTATATGGATCTATGGAACTACCGGAACTGGGAAAAGTCATGCTATCGAAACTCGATTTCCTAATTGTTATAAGAAATGCATGGATGATCTCAAATGGTTTGATGGATACGCAGGAGAAGAAGCTGTATATCTTGAAGATATTGACAAGTATCAAGTTAAATGGGGCGGAGTCCTTAAGCGCCTTGCTGATAGATGGCCTATGCAAGCTTCTGTTAAAGGGTCAATGGCTTACATTCGCCCCAAATATGTGCTGGTCACATCGAACTACCGAATCGACGAAATCTGGACAGATCCTCAAACTGTTGAACCGCTACAGCGCCGGTTTACTGAGATAGAAAAAACTAGTCAAGACCAAGTAATTGACTTTACCCAATAAAAATGCCTTATGTCAGAAGATATGCAAATCGTGCTCGCTTCAGTCGTCGCCCTGCTTACCGCGCTCGTAGGACTTCGTATCGCCGTCCATTCGCAATGCGCCGTAGAACGTTTAGAAGAAGATAGTTAACCTAATAAAAATGTCCTATTCAGGAGTTAAAAAAGCTTATCGGTCGTATTTTAAGAAAAAGTATGGACCACCTTCTTCGTCATCATCTCGTAGAGGAATGGCCAATTTTGCTAGTGGAACAGCTGGTCTTATAGCTGGTGGTCCAATTGCTGGGCAAGTTGCTATTATAGGAAGTAACGCTTTAATGGATTACGTGGAAGCTGAAGAAGTTTCCTCAACAAAAATGTCTCGATCATCCGGATTTTATAAAGGATCTATTAAGCGTGCAAAACATGCGAAGAAGACTGTTGAACAACTTGCATTGCAGAAAGGGTTCCATGTTGTTAACGATACCTATGGTCGTGTTGCCGATGGGCAAGGTGTGTATTTGATGCATTCTACCTGGTCTGCTACTCATATGACTACTGCAATTGTTGGAGCTTTGACGAGAAAGCTCTTTGCGAAAGCAGGCATTCAAATTAATGAACGGAGTGAAGAGTTGCCTCTTGCTTCTCTAGTTAGTGCATTAGGTTTTCGAATTGAATTTACTCACCAAAATGCCGTTAATGCTGCAGGGAATACTACTAATTATGATACTGTTGAAGATGATACTCTTCAATCCGTTATTAATAATCTTGCTGGTCCAATTGGCTATTTTGCCAATTATCTCAGTAACACTGGAGGAGTGCTCTCTGAACCTTATCGAATGAGTTTGTATAGCTTGGATGGAGCTCTTTGGCGGTTAGCTGCGACTCTTAACTTGCAAAATGAGTATCTTAATATCTTTATTTCGTCTGAACTCAACTTTCAAAATCGTACTAATGGTGATCTAGCTGCTGCTGGTGATGCTAATATTGAACGAGTGGACAACCAACCTTTGATTGGTAAAATGTATGAATTCGGAAATTCTGATCCACGGTTGCGGCAAAATAGCTCTGTAACTGATCCTCTAAATACTTCTGGACTGAATGGTATCAAATTGATTAGAGCAGTTGACTTGACTGGCGGTATTATAGGAAGTACCTTTCAACACCGACCTAGTCCAAAAATTTGGGCTAATTGTAAAGGAACGTCTCAATTTATTCTTGATCCTGGTAATTTGAAGAAGACTTTTGTGTCTTGGAAAGCTAGTGGATTGCTTGTGAATATTTTAAAAAAACTGAAGACCACTACTGTAGGTGGTGGTGGTGTATCTGGAGCACCTGGGAAATGTCAAATTGTGATGTTGGAAGAAAAATTGCGAACAGCTGGTACTAACTTGGTCACTGTTCAATACGAACATGTTCATAAAGTAGGTTGTTGGTTTACAACCAAACAAGGTGGATCTCTTCATTCTAATTATAATGAACTTGCTTATAATCTCGTCTAATAAATCAGTTATAGTGTGCTTTATTTAATAAGTCTCTAAAACGAACTAATTCACTTTCTAAATGTGCAATATGAGCTTCGTCTGGTGGATTGTTAATCATAGGATGTCGTAAGTAAAACTGTAAACGAGCAATAGCGCATCTAAGATGATCATGTACTTGAATTGGAGCTACTTCATCAGTGTGCCATGTTCTAATCCGTGGTTGTGCAAGAAAAGGGTTATTTGGAGCATCTTCAATAACTTCGTGTTCATTCATTTAACTAAAAAATGGGGGGAATTGCTTCCTTTTTATACTAACTGGCCGCATGACTGACCGCAGGCCGCATAGTACCCCCCCTATAAAAAAAAACTGCTTACGTAATCATAGTTCTTCCACCGACTTGGCCCCGGAACTGGGGAGGGGCCTTGGAGGTGGTATATCATGCTCCCGCAGGGCCACAGCGTACAATCTATTACTAAACGGGATAGTTTGTAAATTAGCGCCTCAGCGCCACTACAGCCCTCTGGGGCTACAACGCCTCAGCGTACTACAGCCCTCTGGGGCTACAGCGCCTCAGCGCCACTACAGCCCTCTGGGGCTACAACGCCTCAGCGTACTACCCCGGGGTCGCAGGGGTGTCCCCCGTTCTTACTCTTAATAATAAATAATAAAAAATTTAAACGCTAGTCTCACGGCGCGTGGTGCGCCGTACGCCGCTTGCGGCAAGCACAGAAGGTCCAGCAATATTATTACCTGGACCTTCTGTGCCTGTGCCTAAAAAAAAATGTCTAGAAATCGTAATTTCTGCTTTACGTGGAATAATTATGATGAATCATCTAAACTGTATCTGTCTCAGATCAGCTGCAAATATGTTGCTTACTGTGAAGAAACTGC